TCCACAAGTGGGTCTTCTACAACAATTTCTGGTTCTGGAACAGGATTTACAGACGAACGCATTTCTGTTGGTGCAAGGATTGGATTTGGAACAACCGATCCCACGGCAGTCACCACATGGTATGAAATCACAGGAATAACAAACAACACAACCCTAACGATCAATGCTCCCGTTACTCTATCTGCTGGAACTTCGTATGTTATTGAAGAAATACAAATTGCAGTTGCCTGTACGCAATCGGGTACTGGTACTATCGTTGTGAATAGCGGCGTTCATCTCATCAAGGGGTTGAACTACAGCACATTCTCTCAAGGCGGAACCACAATTACAGAAGCAACGACTGTTGATAACATTCGTGCTTCATACCTGTTGACCGATGCAAGAATAAACTCTGCACCAATCCAAACCTTCACAGTCACCATTGCTTCGCCAGGAGTCTTTACCTGCAATAGTAACGGACTGAGGAACGGTGATGTTGTTGTTTTGACAAGTACAGGTGCTTTGCCAACTGGACTTACGACATCACCGACAACTGCTGCAACGCAGTATTTTGTGGTGAATGCGGCAACAAACACCTTCAACCTGTCAACCACTCTCAACGGAACTGCGATCAATACCTCTGGTTCTCAGAGCGGAACACATACCATACACTCTCATGCAAAGAATGTTGCTGCTACCTTGGCTTTGGATGATGAAGTAAGCAAGACAGACCACAGCATCTACTTGGTGTCAACATATGCAACCTCTTGTTCAATAACCGAGTACAACCTCCGAGCGGCATTGACTGTTGGTGCGATGGGTTCATTCATCACCGCAGGAACAAGCCCAAGTGCCTATGTGCTATCCACAACGACACAGGCAGTCACGGGAACACCATCACAGGTAAATTCTGGAAGAATATTTACAGTAAATCATGGTTCCGCATCTGGAATAAAAAGTCTTTACTTTACAACAACCACAAGAATTTACCGTTGTCCAGATGCCAATCTTACGAGTGGATCTATAAACTGGTTGGAAGACGCAATGATTGAAGTCCCACCAGGCGGTAGTGTCACATATACCGCTACGACAACCATGTCACAGGTTGACTATTCGGCAATAATCGACCGATTGTTCGTGACAACTACAAGTGGACGATTTGGAACCTATGTGACCCCGTATGTCACGGATGGATCGCAGTTTGAAAGGTTCATCGGTGCCAACTTGAACAGATTGAAGTTGACCACAACCGCTTCGGGCGCAAGTGATGGACTGTTTCCAACAGCCACACTTACAATTTGGACTGAAGATGGATGGATGTTCGTCATACCCGCATCCGTGACATCGGGATCGAATTGGCTGTATGTATTCCCGTTCGGTGTAGATGCGTACTACGAGTCAACGACCCGTCAGGGGGTCATCACTCCTAAACTTGCAACCACGAACGCAAGCAAACTTTATCATGCCTATGTTGACCATATGGAATACGCAGGAGACTACGGACTCGGATTCCCCGTTGAGTCCTACAAGATGTGGTATCGCACAAGTGGCATAGACGATAATAGTGGTGCATGGACAGAAATTGTTATAGGAGCGGATTTGGAAGCCGCTGCTGTATCTGATTACATTCAATTCAAGATTGCGTTTGACATCATGGGCGAACTCTGCGTTCCCACTCGCATATACTCTATTGCTTGTTTGTATGAGGACTCCAATCAGGATTCACATTATCAGCCGTCTCTGTCAAAATCTTCTACCGCAAGCAAGATATTCGCATGGAAACAGGTTGCTGCATGGGGATCAAATATCCCAAATATGAGAATTCGTTTGTATGATGCAAGCAACAACAATGAACTATTGAATGATACTGTCACTCTGTCCTCCTACGGTACATGGCAGTATTCGACAGATGGAACTAATTGGAGTTCTTGGAATGCGGCACAGGATACAGTAGGCAATTATATTCGCTACACAGCAACTAGTTTTGGATATAGTGGAGTAACCGTTCGCGCACTTCTTACACAGGCATAATATGGATGATATCATTTTCTATAGCGCATACTTTTTTCTTGATATGCCAATACAAGAGATTGGAACTGTATCTAAGTTAGAACCAGACGGGTCTTGGTTTGAGTTGAGATTGGCTTTGCCTGAACGAATCAGCATTGGATGATGTTTAAAATCTATCATAAATATTAACACATGGCATCAAATTTTACTATATGACTTTCCATCATTTTAAACTTAAATAAAACAAATTAATAACGCTAAATATTAATAAATGCCTAGTAACTTTCCAAATGATCCAGCAATAAACGACACCCACACCATAGGGAATATTACTTGGCGGTGGAATAGTGTTGCTTGGATTGCTCTTCCAGGAAATGGAAGTACTTTATCTTTAAATGATCTAAACGATGTTATCATAACAGCGCCAGATTCAAATGAAGTATTAAAATATGATGGAAGCGAATGGAAAAATTCAAGTTTTCTTGACGGCGGAGCTTTCTAACAACTAAATATCGTACTTGACACACAAACACACAGTGATATAATGTCACTCTAGGAGATGTATATTAATGAAATTACCAACACTTTATCAAGATTTTATTCACCTTTCCCGTTACTCCCGTTGGTTGGAGGAGGAGAATCGTAGAGAAACTTGGGAAGAAACTGTCGAGAGATATTTTAAATTCTTCGATAGTCACCTGAAGGATCAAAAAGTAAAACTAACAAAAGAAGAACGCGAAGAGTTAAAAACCGCTGTTCTCAATCTTGAAATTATGCCAAGCATGAGATCTTTGATGACTGCTGGAGAAGCACTCGAAAGAGATCACACAGCCGGCTATAACTGTTCATATTTGGCAATTAATCGTGTGAGGGCATTTGATGAAATTTTATATATTCTTATGTGCGGTACTGGTGTTGGTTTCAGTGTGGAAAAGCAATATGTTGATAAGTTGCCTACAATCGCTGAAGAATTCACTCAGTCAGATACTACAATCATTGTACAGGACAGTAAGGCTGGTTGGGCTAAATCGTATAAAGAACTTGTATCCCTACTCATTGGAGGTCAATTACCAAAATGGGATGTATCTAAAGTACGACCTTCTGGCGCACGGCTCAAGACTTTTGGTGGAAGAGCCAGTGGACCTAAGCCTCTCGAAGATCTTTTCCGTTTCACCAGTGATACTTTTAAGAGAGCGGCTGGGCGGAAACTCACCTCACTCGAATGCCATGATATTGTCTGTAAAATTGCGGAGATTGTCGTTGTCGGAGGAGTCCGTAGATCTGCTCTTATTAGCTTATCGAATCTCGCGGATGACCGTATGCGCGACTCCAAGACAGGTGCATGGTGGGAAGCAAATCCACAACGAGCACTAGCAAACAATTCTGCTGTGTATACAGAACGACCAGAAATTGGTATGTTCATGGAAGAATGGTTGTCTCTTTACAAGTCTAAGAGTGGTGAGCGTGGTTTGTTTAATCGCGATGCTGCTAAAAAGACTGTAGAGAAACTTGGTGATCGTAGAGATGCAACATACGAATTTGGTACTAATCCATGTTCGGAAATCATTCTTCGTGATCGTCAGTTTTGCAATCTAACAGAAGTCATCATCAGAAGTGATGATACCAAAGACAGTCTATTAAGAAAGATTCGTCTTGCTAGTATTCTTGGAACTTGGCAAGCATCACTTACCAATTTCCCATACCTCTCTAGTGAATGGAAAAAGAATTGCGAAGAAGAGGCTCTGTTGGGTGTGTCTCTGACTGGCATACTAGACAACAAGTTGACCTATGATAAAGGAGCTGCTCTAGAAGCTTTACTATACGATCTAAGAAAAACTGCCATTGCTGTTAATAAAGAATGGGCAAAGAGACTTGGAATCAATCCTGCTGCAGCAATTACTTGTGTAAAACCAAGTGGCACAGTTTCACAGTTGGTCGATGCAGCATCAGGTATTCATGCTCGTCATGCAGAATACTACATTCGTACTGTCCGTGCAGATCAAAAAGATCCGCTTTGCAATATGATGATTGAGTTGGGGTTCCCACACGAAAAGTGTGTAATGAAACCAGATTCGGTTATGGTGTTCGCATTCCCAATGAAAGCAGTGGGTTCTATTACAAGAGATGGTTTGAGTGCAATTGCACATTTGGAACTGTGGTTAACATATCAGAATTTCTGGTGCGAACACAAGCCATCTGTGACAATTAGCGTGAAGGAACACGAATGGATGGAAGTTGGTGCATGGGTGTACAAGCACTTCGATGAGATCAGTGGTATTTCTTTCTTGCCACATAGTGATCATTCGTATCGTCAAGCACCATATCAGGATTGCACCAAGGAAGAATATGAAGTCATGTTGAGTAAAATGCCAAAAGATATAGATTGGTCTCAACTGAAGTTGTATGAGAAAGAAGATACTACTACGGGAACACAAATCTATGCCTGTAGTGCAAATTCATGTGAAATTGTAGATTTAACAACAAGATAAAGGAGATACTATGTTTACACCAGTGCAATGTGTTTGGATTTTGATCGTTTCGTTTTGTATTATGACTGTTCTTTATATTTTATCGGAATTGAAAAACCGATCATATAAGAAACAACTCTTTAGCGAACGAGAAGATACTAGAGAAATAAATATGCGAAGAGATATTGAACAAGATATTCAAAGTGTTCGTAGTCAAATCGATGAGAATGATCAAGCAGTATGGGCTGCATTAAGTGACTTGAGCAACAGCATCGAAACTAGATTGTCTCTGTTGTCTCCCCCCAAACAAGTAAACCCCAAAAAGATTAAGTGAATATAAGAATCCCGATAAAAATCGGGATTTTTATTTAGCCAGCCAATATAAATAATAGTGTATGAGCAAGGGTCTAGCGATTTTCCTAGCAACCTTTATTGCGACGATAAACGCCTGCAAAGGTATAGCCCCCGCATCATCCTCCACACAATCAGATGGAACTCGATCCGAAGTGATCGAAACTACTCCTGATCAAGAACTTCCCGGCTGCATTTCCCGGAACTTCGAAGTCATACAAGAAGGAGAACATGATTCATTTGGTTGTGTGGGGAAAGTATTACGAGAGAATGGAGAACTTATTGGGAGTTGCGTTCTCATCTCTTCTAATGTTGCATTAACTGCAGCACATTGTATTGATGGAGATGCTCCATATTGGTTTGAAACTAATATGTGTGAGCGAGTGAAGATTAAGAAAGCAATCCCATGTCCAGCATACAATAAACGATCAACATCTAATGACATTGGTGTTTTAATACTGGAAACAGATTGTACGGAAACCCCGGCAATTGTTGGATCATATCTAGATCTTACCCGATTAGAAGCAATTACTACAGTCGGTTATAGTTTTTGTGTAAAGAAGAAAAGCAATCCCGGAACATTTTTCTATTACGGAACAGTAGTAGAAGATCCCACTAACATGAAGTTTTTACCAATATCTGGAACTATTTGGTTTGGTGATTCTGGTGGTGCAGTATTTGAGGCTGGTGGTAATTTATGTGGCATCATATCGTCTTTTGGATTGTATGGCACACAGCCATTCGAAAATTCAGCTACTCATATATTTTTATATCAAGAATGGATTGACATCGTAATTGGGGAGAATAGATAAGATGTATGATAATAGCTGGTATCGATTATTCTTTGACTGGGCCTGCAATATGTGTCTTCTCCGGAGAAGGGAAGTTCGCTTTCAGCAAGTGTACATTTTACTTCCTAACAGACACCAAAAAGTACGCCAAGAGCCATTTAACTAATATAATAGGGGAAACCTTTTTAGACTGGGATTGTGATATCGAAAGATATGAAACAATCGCAGATTGGGCTATCGAAGTGCTTCTAGGATGCTCAGCAATCGCTCTGGAGGGGTATGCCTACGGTGCCAAGGGTAAAGTCTTCCACATCGCGGAGAACACCGGAGTATTGAAATATAAGATCTACCAAAGAGGTATTCCTCTTACCATATTGACTCCAAGTGAAGTCAAGAAATTTGCCACTGGCAAGGGAAATTCAGATAAAGAGGGAATGCATGATGCTTTCTCCCTAGAGAACAATATGCGGCTGAAAGAATTAATAACACCGGACAAGAAAGATGTTTCAAGCCCGGTGTCAGATATAGTCGATTGTTATTATATTTGTAAAATGCTACACAGCAAACTATCAGACTGAAGGTGGTGTCTTTGGTTCGTCTTTTAGCTTACCGTCTTCTTCGAACAAATTCTCTATATGCCCAGAATGATGCTATTATGACTATTGGCACATACCAAAACACCCAACCATAGCTGGCTTTTACTCCGCCTGGTTGTAAGATTTGATCCTTTAACTGCAACATAACAACATTATCTCCGCTTGTATCTGGAATGATAATAGGAGATGTGTTACACCCAGCAACAATCATAGAAATTAAAAGTAAAAAGTATTTCATATTATGTTTCCTTATTGTTTGTTGGTAGAAGCTGCAGATGTTCCAAAGTAGAATCCAATAATACTCAGTAGAACTTGTCTGTTTTCTGATGCCCACAAGAATCCATTTATCTCTACAAAGAACTTTCTAGTAGATTGTGGAACTATGCCAAACAATCCTTCTGGGGTAGTTGCATCAACTTCTACGAATGTGGGGACACCGAAGAATGGTAAAATGAATGGTGCAGCAAATGCACCAAATAAAACTGTTAGTACAATTATTTGACGGACAACTCTACCAGTATCAATAGGAACTCTTAAAGCAGCCTTGTCTTGATTGTCTGTTGTTTGTTTATTAGCAGTGATTAAACGGTCGAATATGTCTTTTTGATCTTGACTCTTTTGTGCCAAGTATCTGAATAGAAATCCTACAAAGCCACCACCAATTAAACTTATTAATTCTGTAGAAATCATCAGTGTCTCCTGTTCAATTTTGCAAATTCAAGATATTGTTTTGCTAATCGTTTTTTGTTTTTCTTTGTTGGAGGTACAACATT